GGAGGGAGTGCAGCGATGACAGCTGGGACGATCGATTTGACAAGTGGACTCGCGAAGCCCCACACGCGAGACGCCACACGTTGAACAGCCGACAGGATCGAGCCTAACGAATTAAATGACGCGGGGTAGGCGTCTCGCAATTCTAGACTCAGCGTGTAATAGGCCTCCATCGCACGCGGCTCGTAAGCCGCAGGCGGCGATAGGAATACGCGATCCGTCGCCGTAGGATTCGGCACGACCTCTAGACCAACGTTGGCTTTCAACAGAATGCTCGAGGCAAAACCACCACCTGGGCCCTGAAGCCCACGGAAAATGGCGATGCCGCAGTTCATGTTGTCGTAGCCAGTGTCATAGTAGACCGTGCCGATGTACGGGTTAGGTGTCATAGTATTCGTCGCGCCCGCGGCCGCCGCGAACGGCCACGGCATCCCGATGTTCGAGATTCCATCGGGCGGCAGATCGGAGGTCGCGTACAACATCGCGGGCGAGCCCACCCCGCCGAACTGGATAGGAGACCGGTCGCTGTACAACCCGGGTGTGATCGGCGCCGTGGCGAGCACGTTGAGCATCCCGTCCCGGACCGACCGCGCGAAAGGTTGTGCGGGGCCGGCCAACCGCATAGGGACATACACGCCTTGCTTGGCTTCGTCCGTGTAATACCCGGGCGCCGTCGCTGCAATGTCTGCGTCGCGGGTGGGCAACACAACGGAGTATCCGCGAGCGATGTCCGCGGCTGTCGCGCCGGCCAGGTTGTGGAAGGGTCCGCAACACACCATGCCGAGATCGCGCAATACTGGGGAGTATTGTGCGGCGACAACCGAGCCTTGTGACGACACGGCGCTTGAAATGAGATGGGCTGTGAATGACTTGAACTGATGGCGAAAAGCAGACGCGCCGTATGAGGGGAAGCTCATTGACGTTACGACGCGCGTCTCTGGCCCTGGTGTCACCGGCCATGTCCCGTAGTTGACCGCGTACGGGTATAAGTTGTTCGTCTGCAAATTTAACACGCCGACGTTCACGTTCGTGGCCGTGGGTGTGACCACTGTTGCGAAATCCATTGGGGACGGCCCTGTCGCGTAATAAACCGCGTTGACATCGCCCGGAACTGACCATATCATACAATCCCACGAGGCGGCGCCGACGGGGGCCGATATCGTGGTCTGCACGCGAAAATCGGGGCGCAGCACCGATTGACTCGACTGGTCGGGCAGGCCGTTGGACTTGGCCTCGCCAGCGGGGTGTAATGCGCGAATCACCCACTCGCGCGCCGGCCCGCTCACGCCGAACCGCTCCAACGCCTTGTGTATGTCCGCGCGCATCCTCGCTGAATCGGCCCCTTCTCCCATATGCACTAGAGCTTCTGTTTGGTGGTGGGCACGCACCTCTCGGTCGGTAAACACCAGACCATCGTTTTCGCCGTACGACATTTCGCTGAAAGTTGTGGACACGATCGCTTGGATTGTGTAACGCCCCCTCACCGCCCGTGTGGCCAGAAACCACGACATCGACGGGTATTGGGGGCGACACAATTGGCGGTTGGTACCGTAATCGACCGACGCGGCCTGAGACGCCTGCTCGCACGTCAATATCACAACAATCACGCGCCACTATCCTATCAAGTACTGGGTGTACTAAGTATAGGGGTTTCCGTGGCAGGGCGGCTAACCACTCTTCGCACTGGCGCGTCTCATGCGTGTACAACCCGTAACGGCGGTAAAACCACCCGCTAAGGTCAGCCTCAACGCCGCGCGCGCCTCGGTAGATATAGCCCTTGTCGCTGTGCATGGCGGTGGCCGAATTGTCGAACGCCCCAACGAACACGCGGACGACGGGGATCGCAGACGCGACCGGGAGCAACCCTTTCGCCACGCCGCTATGATAGCAGCGCGTCTTGCGCGGGCTGATGTCTTTGATTGTCCACCACAAGCGGCTCAATAACCTACCTGGTGTCGGAAGGAACGCAACACCCCCGGCATGCTTGGCGAACACGCCCGAGATGAATGAGGTGTCTTCCAAATCGTAAAACACCCGCGACTCAGGTTTTATCCCGTACTCGCGCTCGACGTTGGCCAGAGCGTCGTTGTCCATGTAGTCTGGGCTCGCGACTAGGAGGTCGTCACCCGCCACGATAATGTGTCCGCGGTACCCAAGCCGGCGCATGGCGGAATAAGCGATGAGGGCGTTAATGAAGCTATTGCCAAGGGTCGTGTCGTTGTGTCCTGATTTGACCGTAGCCTGCATTGTGTATCTCACGACACCATCTGGGCAGACGGCGACGCCTTTCACGTCTTGACATTCCCT